TTTGCACCTCCTTTGTACCTTCGGGTCTTCGTAAATCTTGCGGAGGTACGACCAAAGGTTGATATGAGGGAACATTTGCTGTAGGAAGAGGTAATGAAGGGGTTTGCAGTCGTACTGTATTTGGTAATACTATGGTGGGTATTTCCATTAGGTCTTCATTATATAGCAAAGTGCGTAATATGGAGGTCTGTTTTCGTGAGCAGCACCACCACCAGTACTACCTGTACCAGAACTAGATTGTGATACGTTACCGCCAGAATGTCCGGGCAAACCGGGATAGGATATGTTTACAGAACCACCATGTGGCCAAAACCTACCGGGGTGAGAGTGTGATGGTATTTCGTTAACTGTAAGTGTTACAGTATTTGCACCACCTGTGTCACCAGCATTATATGTACCAGCAGCGCCTACTACAAACCTGTCTCTTAAGTCTGGTGTACTATTATTTCCGTCACATATGACAAATCCAGTAGGGATATTAGATCCATTACCAGACCAAATGATAATACCTCCACTTGGTATTCCAGCTGGTATTGTTATTGATTCAAAAGTAGGGTCTGCTCCGTTGTTTGCACGTAAGAACTTACCATCATTAGATGATGTACCATGTGGTAGTTTGGCTAGTGTTACAGCTTCATCTTTAATATGATTTGTACCAACTGCTCTAAGTGAGTCATCAGAAGAATGGTCGGATAACACAGCCTCTGTTACAGAATCAGGAGCTAGATTACCAGCATTAACTGCAAGGCTACCTAACTTAGCATTAGTAATTGCTTGGTTAGCTATTTTTGCTGTAGTAACTGTTCCATCAGCAAGTGCTCCTGTAACATAAAGTATACCACCCATACTATTGTGTGAGGTGCATTGGTAGTATAGCACGTCTGGAGCATCATGCGGTACTTCAAATACTATTGTAGACCCACCAGCTCCTCCGTTATTTGTGACTCCTGTATTGTACTCTCCACCAACCGAGCCGTTAACTGATGTCTGTATACGAAACGGATGTGCTCCAGCAGAGTTACCGTTTACGAATCTGTATGTCTTACCACGTGTTAGATACAAGGTAGGGTCATTGACCGCCCCGGTCAAGCCCTCTCCTGTAAATGTATAGTGGTTTGTACCGCTTGCTCCTAGTGTATAGGTACGATCAAGAGCATCGGCGTGTAGTTTACCAGCTGTAATCTGACCATCTGCCAGATCAGCTGTATGCACCTGACCGTCTTTGATACCACCGGTGCTTACTTGTGTTAGTGACATTAGAATTTATAATATAGAACTAAGTTGTTTGTTTCACTGTGTAAAGCGTTACCGTAAGATAAAGCATCAACTCCTTTTGTACCAGCACTATCACGACCAGCACCCATAGAAGTATTACCATAATGACCATCGTCATCTAAGTTAAATCCTTTACCTCTTCCACTTTGAAAATCGGTACTGTACCACCAAAAATCCATATCACCAACGTTACCGGGCCAACCGCTAGTATTACCAGATTGGTTAAGAACAGGTTGCCAGTTATCTGTAGCTCCTTGAGAATGAGTCCTAACAGTACCATTTCGCATTGAGGCTAAGACTGCATTTGATGTACTATTGCTTGCGTTAAAAGCCCAACAAGCATATCTAAGTAGTGAACCGTTTTTACTAACTTGACTGTTATTTGTTTTGACCATTAAATATGTAGGATCTATACCAGTAGGTATTCTTCCAAATCCAGTAGTAGCAGTATGTGTAAGATCTTCTAGAAGATTACCAAAACAGTCTCCATCAGGCAATGATGTTGGGTCGTTTCCTGTTTGTTCAAAAGTACCATGCCACCAAAATCTGTGCCATCCACCAGCTCCACCTGTATTTGAATCACCGGAAGTTAAGTCACACCATATTTGTACAGGAAATTTCATACTTCCATGTCGAATATAGTAAAAACCACTGCTATAACCTAATTGTTGTAGTTCCTGAGCACTATGTGCGGGATTATGCTGAGTTCCTCTTAACCCAGCTACACTTGCAAAACTTAATGCACCACTAGCATTTGTTACTATAGCTTGACCATTAGTACCATCTGCTGTAGGTAGTGTAAACTCAGCTGCACCAGTTGCAGTGTGTTGTAATTTATTTGTTTGTATTTTACTCATTATACTGATCCTATAGCTGTAATCCCTATAGAGGGCATTCTAAAAACCATTGGTGTATTTGAATATCCAAAGTTTTGTACACGATGAACTTGTGTCTCATGACTACCACTATATTCTGCACCTTGCATTTTTAATGTTTTTGCAGAAGTCCAACTTGCTACTCTACCAGTATTAGTGCTTGCAGTACCTCCAATGTTTATACCAAACTGAAAGGAATGAAGTGTATCAAAGTGAGCATTACCACCTCTCATAGTAAATTTGGAATAATTAATAGTAGAACCATCAATTAGTAATTTTGCCGAAAAAATAGAATCGTTATCACCGTCACTACCTTGTACAAAATGAAACATATAAATTACTTGTGTTGTTCCTGTAGGCGGTACATAACTAATCTGTGAACCTACAATATCGGCCATAGAAGTAGTCATTTGTTGATATGCTGTTACGTTAGGTAAAGTTAAATTTCCAGCAGAAGTAGCTATAACAGAACCATCGCATGGTGAAAAAAATTGTTCTAGTACTTGTATACTGCTTGCATTACCAGCAGTAGCAAAACTTAAATTACCAGAACCATCAGTTGTTATAGCTTGGCCATTAGTACCGTCAGCTACAGGTAACTTAAATGCTATGTCAGCATTACTTGTTGTAGAAGCTGGTGCATCTAAAGACACTGAACCAGCTGTTGAACCATTTAATTTTAATGTCATGCTGCTATCTCCGTTAATATTATGCTTGTTGCACCTCTTTTTCTGTCATCAGAGTTATCAGTTGCTTCTGTTCTATTCAGATAAATAGTGCTAGTGCCGCCGCTATCGTGACGTAATTCCAAGCTATACTCTATGGGAGATGTTCCGCCAGCCGTATCTAGAAAATTAAAATTTAAATGTCCAAAATTATAATCATTGTGGCTATATGTACCTACAGTTACTCTTTGCATATTACTGCCATCTTGATCTCCACGAAAAATAGAACTTAAATCTTTTAAAACTTCAAGATACATACCATGTGCATTTTGAGATAAGGCTGCTGTAACAGTTGCTTGTACTAATATTTTATTACTTGCATTTGAAGGTGTTATAGAACATTTAGGGGCTGCGGGTCGCCAATAACCTCCACTTGATACTGATTGACTGTCTCCATCAGTTTTAGTTGCTTGAACAATTTGTAGAACTTTACCTCTTGTAACACTGGTTGCAAGCATATCGGTATCTACTATACCGTTTGGTAAACCACCAACAGAAATACCTGTGATAGTACCATTACCATTTATTTGTATTGCCATAATTAAATTATTGTATATGTACTACCCGAAGGTACTGTTACAGTTGCACCATTTGCTATCGTGATCGGCCCTGCACTAAAAGCATTTTTGTTTGTGCCTACTGTGTAGTTGTTGGATATAGTTTGTGAGTTTTCATAAACACAGTCATCAGCTACTGTTGATGCTAAACCTGTAAGGTTTGATCCATCCAAAGCTGGTAATGTACTAGGAAATCTTGCATCAGGTATTGTACCAGATGTTAAGTTAGATGCACTTAATGCTGTTAAATCTATAGTATCAAAACTTAATACACCACTACCATTTGTTTTCAAAAATTGTCCGTTAGAACCATCTTCTGGTAAAGTATATGCACTTGTTTTACTTAAACTACTAGGCCCAGCAAAACTTATTTCGTGAATATTACTTGTATCAGTATCAAAAACTACTTTGTAATTAGCACTATTTATCTGTATTTCGTTTTCTGTAGAACATGAAACGCCTACTGCTCCAGAAGGAAACTGAACAGTTTGATTATTAATAGTTTCAAACGTAGGGTCTGCACCATTATTAGCTCGTAAAAACTTACCATTGTTGCTGCTAGTTCCATGTTCAAACTTTGCAAGTGTTATTGATTCGTCTGCAATCTTTGCTGTTGTTACATTTCCATCTGCTATCTTTGCTGTAGTAACTGCTCCACTTGTAATTTTATCTGCATTTACTGTGCCATCACTTGGTGTACCAATACTTACTGTTGACCCGAGCGTGATGATAAAAAAATCAGCACCGCTAGCAGGGGCGGCAGAAAATATAATATCAGCACCAGAAACTGCGAAGCCCTCGCTTGGCTGGCTGGATCCACTGTTAGGTTTCTGAACGACTCCATTGATGCTAACAATGTGTTGCTGTGCAAAGCTGCCTGCATTGCTAAGTGTAAATCTATAAGCTGATCCATTAAATGTTGCACTGCCTCCTCCAGTTCCTGATGAACTAGATATTGTATTTATAAAAAAGTTACCAACTGATTGGGTTACTTCCCACGCACCTGTAGTCCCATTATATACAAGTAATTTGCCTGTGCTTGTATTAAAGAATAAGTCACCAGCATCGTTATTAGTTGAAGGGTTTGTTGAACCAACTCTATATCTTTCGTTGAAATCATTAATGTCTCCACTAAGACTAACTAGGTCACTTTCTGGTAGTGTAGCTTTGTGATAGTTGTATGTCTGGCTAGAGCCAGTAGATGTTACGATAAAACGTATGCCTGTAGCTATAGTAGAACTATGAAAGTTAGAAGGTATATTGTTTATAGTAACTGTTGTACCACCTACAGTTCTACCTGTTGTACTGACACCACTGCTGTTTACAACTAAGCCTGCTGCGTCTGCTATACTAATAGCAACACCAGATACTGGCTGTGTGTTAGGAAATGATAATTCGTTAGCTATAGCTTCAAAACCACCAAATGGTTCTAGCTGTGCAGCCACATAATCTACAACAGCACCAGAGGTTGGTAGGTGTGAGTCACTGTCAGTTATTGTAGTCTGCTCACAACCAATTTTACCTATAGTAATTGCATCATTAGCTATCTTAGCTGTTGTTACGTTTGCATCTGTAATTTTAGATGATGTAACAGAGTTTGATGCAAGTGCTGCTGAATCAATAGATGTAGGAGCATAGTGTTCAGTATCCAGTGAGTCAGCTGCTATGTGCTCTGAGTCAACTGCATCATCTGCAATCTTAGTGCCATCAACAGCGTCAGCCCCTAGCTTTGGTGTTGTAACTGCACCGTTTGCTAAATCAGCTGTAGCAACTGAAAGATCTACAATGTTGGTACTTGCTACAGTTATGTCTGTAGGTAGTGTACCTCCAGCTAGCTTTGCCATTGTTACAGCATTGTCAGCTATTTTTGCTGTTATAACTGAGTCGCTACCTAGATCGGCTGATGATATAGTGCCATCAAGTATCTTAGCACTTGTTATAGCACCGTCTTTTATATCTTGTGTTTGTATTGTTTGATTCTGTTCTTCTTGTGCAGCGAACAGTAACTGCTCATGGTTGGCGTTAAGGTCAGCTGCCTTGACTGATGACCCTGCCGTATATGTAGCCTTTGCACTATCTACATCTGTATCACGAAAGATACGTATAAGTTGTGGGCTGACTGGTATATTGCCTGATGTAAAAACTACATTACCACCACCTGTAGTAGTGTAGCCTGTGATATTATAGTGTGTGCCTGATGATTTTACGACACCATCTACATCAACTTTTACGTCAGACTCTTGTATAGAGGGAAAGGTAAACTGCTTAGTAGCGTTCCCATCCCCAGTATAATCTATGAATGTTGTTGCCATTTATTTGTATATGTTGAGGATGTTTGCGGTATCCGTACGTTTTTCAATACGTGCAATTTCTTTTTCACGTTGCTCTAGTATAACTCTTCG